GCCCTCACGGGCACCCTTCTGGAGCTCAGCTCCATCTTGGTATCGAGATGCTAGTATTTAAACTGGCACCTTTATATCGCTCGTCTTGTAGTCTACTAAGGACATCTTTATGTTATCTGGGCCAGAGGTAATCGATGTGTACTATTGGCTCCAATTTCTTGTCGAAAGGCAAGAGTATTTGGAATTCAAACGTATTATCGACTGCCTCGGGTCCGATAGCATTTCTGATGTCCGGATTCATATTAGTAGGTTACAGGCTCGAGAGGGTCGAGTTTCTCCTCGTTTAACAAGGAGACATTAAACCCTAGGAGTCGTTGCGTTGTGTTCCGTCTCACCTTTCATCAGAAATCCTTCTTACAACGCGCGGCCCAATTCTATCATGGGTTAATTCTCATGATTTTAGTTGGAATCCTTACGTTGCTTTGGAGGATCTATGACGATGATGAGCAACAACAATCGTATCCTGACTGAGGATAGGTTGGAATACTTGAACGGAGTTCTTGTATCTTCAACTCGTCCTACTGACAAGAGTCGGTTGCTTGTTAGTGTGGATACTCATCTTGGTAATCACAAGAACCCAAATCCTTTTTCCTTTAAGATCGAACGAGTTGATCGCCCTAAGGGCTGGTTACGTTTCTCCAGCGCTTATGGGACCCATATCGTCGATATTAAAGGGGCCTTGGGTCCAGATCTTGGATTTTTCAATCCGGTTTCTGGAGAGTTTCCTGATTCAGTTCGCGTTTATAATAAGGCGCTCAAGAAACTCTATGAGCAACTTCGTGAAAGCGATGTTAACCTTAGTATTGACGCTGCTGAACGACACCAGACGCAACGTATGCTGCGAAAAGCTGGAAAATCTCTCCCTGGTCTTTTCGACTTCGCTAGACGAGCTAAATCGAAGCAGCGCCGTGGAATGACAGTGGAAGAAGCTAAAAACGCAATAGGTAATGCTTGGTTAAGCTATACCTATGGTTGGAGGCCTCTTCTATCTACCATCTACGGCTTAGCTACTTTCGAGCGCTCAATCCTGAGTCGTCGTAAGATTAAGGCGAGATCCAGCTCTAGGAATACGTTAACTACTAAGGTCAGCGGGAGTACTTTTAAACCTCCTGCAGTCCTTAGAAAGACGTATTCAACACGTGTAGAAATCGGAATGATCTATCACGTTGTTCAGCCTGACCTCTTTGATCTCACGCGGTTAGTGAGCCTTAACCCCCTTGCTATTGCTTGGGAGCTTGTTCCATACTCGTTCGTTGTCGATTGGTTACTCGACGTCGGCGGGTATATGCAAGCCTGGGAAGCTAGTTGGTTTCTCGGGTTAACCTTCAAAAGTGGCTATGTGACAACCTCCCGCAAAGGGGTTGTCAATGGTATTTTTGAAGGCACCTGGTATCCCGACCCAGCTTCCGTTTTCAGCGGTTATGGCCCTTTCAAATCGGTTTTAGTTGAAAATAGTCGGGTAACTTTAAGTTCCCCTCCTACTCCTCGACTTCCCCGATTTGATTTTCGCATGGGATGGCAGCGGTATACTTCTGCTGCCGCACTACTTAACCAGATCTTATCCCCGGATCCGAGGTTATACCGTGGGTAGGCTGTTCTGTAGGCTTTACAATATTACAATCCTGTAATATTGAATCCTCCTTAATTGGAGAATTATATGCCAGTAGTGGCAGCTTTCACACTCCCGGATGGACAGGCGACTCCGGTCTCCCATACATTCTCCCCGTCAGGTCCTGACAAGAACGGCGTGCATTACTTTTACGACCGTTCTGGTGGCTTCCCGATTGGCTTTCCCTCGGTCTCTGTTGACCTTAAGGAACCCAAACCGGGCGGCCCCGGAGCACAATCGACAGCGAACCGCGTTTATCGCGGAACGATGAAGATTGTTGTTCCTGTCATGGAAGTCTCTACGTCAGCCTCTACGACGACCGGTATTCCTCCGGCTCCGACGAAGAGTTATGACGTTATCGCTCGGATGGAATTTGTCATCCCTGAGCGAAGCAGCCTTCAGAGTCGCAAGGATGCGCTGAGCTATGCTCAGAACCTTCTTGTGAGCTCCATTGCAACCGCCCTGGTCCGAGATCTCGAATCCTTCTACGGCTGATGAAGATTTCTGGTGGCACTTCTTACTATATATAGTAATTAGCGCTTGCCAGTACTTCTTAGCTGTATTAGTTTCTTGATCTCTTACTTTGGGGGGCTGCTGTGGAACAGAACGGTTTTAACCGCTGCAGCGAAGTTTACTTCGCTCTCTGCAAAGCTGTTGACTCTCCTGTATCACTCGGCTTATGGCTCCGCTTCAAACACGGAGAACATAAGCAATTGGTGAACTTTTCGGTTCGCCCTGAGTGGTATTGCAATGCGTGGTCTTTTCAGTTAGACTACCTGTGTTCCGAATACTTATCGAAGTATAAGGGTTTTAACACAGGTGTTGACTTGAAGACCGTTGCGCTTCATTCGTTTGCAACGAATGAGGATCTTTGCCATCAGTCAAACGATAGAATTTCTGAAGCGAGGCTTCGTGGTTTTTCTCCACGCGTTGACGCAGTAATTTTTACTGCGAAACGTAAAATAGCTTCACTCCTCGGATCCTATTCGATTGATAAATGGCTAGATCATTGCAAATGGGGTCCAGGCGCGACTTACTCTCTTAAAGGAGTATTAGCGAACCTGGATAATAAGATCCGCGAGGATCAAATTAGCATTACGGCAACAGCACTTCCCTACTTCCGTCGCGTCATCTCCGACGACTACGCTTGGCTGAGAAGCCGTGGCGTGGAAGCCGAAGGACCGGTATGTCTTATTAAAGGCATATCGGTGATTCGTGGTTGTAGGGTTACTACTGTACCCAAGAGCGCTAAAACCGATCGGACTATAGCTATCGAACCCACCGCGAATCAATTTCTTCAAGGTGGAATCGGTAATTATATCCGAAGACGTTTAAAACGCACTGGTATTGATCTAAATGATCAGACGCCAAATCAAATTGGCGCCCAAGAGGCACTTAGATTACAGTTTGCTACTGTGGATCTTAAGGCTGCTTCTGATACCGTCAGTAGGGAGCTCGTTTATGAGCTCCTTCCTTTAGATTGGGCCTTTACTCTTGATGATCTCAGATCGAAGGAGTATCAACTGCCTAACGGCGATTGGCACTATTTCGAAAAGTTTTCAACCATGGGTAATGGCTTCACATTCGAGCTCGAATCCCTGATATTCTGGGCTTTAAGTTCTAGTGTGCTAGAAGTTCTAGGACTAAAGGACAAGGTTCTGGTCTACGGTGATGACATCATACTACCGGATAAGGCTTTGCCGTTATTGCACGAAACGTTTTCATTTTGCGGCTTTTCTATTAATACAGAAAAGACGCATTTTGAAACTCTGTTCCGTGAAAGTTGCGGTAAGCACTTTTTCGATGGTATTGATGTAACACCAGTATATCAGAAGGAGGTTCCAGATGATCTGGAAGAAATTTACCGATTGGCTAACCGCCTCAGGCGTCTTTCTTGGCGCATGGGTGGTTATACTTGTTGCCTGGGAATTCTTAGACACGCATGGCTTGCTGCCATTCGTAACCAAAGGATAATCCATGCAACTCCAATCGATTCACAAGATGATGACGGGGTTGCTCTCCCGTGGGACGAAATCCAACGTTTATCGTTGGCTCGTCCCGGTAGGAATAGCGATAACCGCTATTCTTTACCTGTCTTGTCCTTCAGACCCCTCAAGCTCAAGTTGCACGAGCATGGTGGGCTCCTTGCTTACTGGCTTCGCTTCACTCCTCTAGAGCCCTTTGATGGGCGAGTGGCAGTAAGGCGACGTGGGAAGTACGTCTCCCGTAGACGGCAGTACCACGTGGGTAGCCGTAATGCTGCTTGGATCGGTTAGATACATGATGTTCTAACATCTTTCCTCCAAGTTGCATGGAGGGTCACAAGTGACCTTAAAGCGGTGTAATGGCG